ATGATCTAAACCCTGACAAAAAAGGTGCGGAGGCGATGTACATTCTTTCCAATCTTGTGGACGATCCAGAAGATGAACGGTACTGCCGGATTTTTGGAGTTGATGTAGTATATCGACCTGTCTCTACCGATACGTTAGCGGACACCAAACCGTTGGAGGTGGGAACAGTTGATAGCATCAAGGGTGTTATTACTCCATACGATGATACCATAGAGAAGCACAAACCGCTTTTAATTCAGATGGCACAACTTGCCTGTGCTTTTTTACAGACCATAAACACACCGAGGTTCGTGGTTCAACGACAGCAGAAAGTTCATCCCTTCCACAAGGCAAAGATAAAAAAGATGTTGGGTAAGTTTACGCCTGACAGTTGGAACTTAGTCCAGTGGAACGTGGGTGAACCAGTCAAGTCGAAAGATGAAGAGACAAAGTCTGGTGGCAAGCAAGCCCTACACTTTCGTCGTGGGCATCCGAGGAAAGCAGAAGAACATTGGGATAAAGTTTATTGGAGCACGGTTCGCAATCGTTGGGAGCAGTACATCCATGGCTACGAAGCAGGCCACCCGAGGTTCGGGATAAAGAAAAGTTATCATCTACCGAGAAAGGAGGTATGATATGATTGACGATAGGATCTGTATTTACTACGTCGCGGATCGCGTTCAGGAGATCCGTGACGGCGACGCAACAGCAGAAGAGTTTTTACGAGAGTTGAACCATAACATTGGCGTCAATACTCGAATTAAACGTAACAATCCTGATGCACTGGTGGCTGACTTGCCACCCATAGATGCGCCCAGGACAAAAAGAAAAAGGAGGAAATGATGTATGTAGTTACATGGTTGGAGGACATTGAGCCGCTAGGGTTCTTAGAAATCAGTCAGCTTCCACACTGGGAACTGAAAGAGAATTGGTCTGAGGTTCAAGAGTTTGTAGCCAAACTTAAAAAGCTCGATAATGTTTTGACTTGGTCAATAAGCATGGTGATTGACGGAATGGATCACCATCTGTGCGAAGGGCCGCAGGGTCAAATGGAAAAAGGACTTTGGTTTGACAACATATCAAAACTATTGCCTGATTACATGAGCAACATGGAGGTATTAGCAACGCTCATGAACATTGCCAGTAAGTACTGGGACGCAGAAGACATGAAGTTAGGTGCAGAGATGATGGTCATGGCGACTGAGGATCTGCGTGAAGAAGTTATCTATAAACATTGAGGTATCAAATGAGAAAGAATACGAAAGCATATCAAGTATTATCAGAAGTAAGCAAAGACAAGGGCACGACTGTGCAGATAGCAGATCGGACTGCGGTCAAGCGGAGCACGGTTGCGTATTATCTGTCCACGATGAAGGGAAAAGGGTGGGTGCAGATGTCCCACATTTATCCTGTGGGCAACCCTTGTTTTGTCTGGGAGATCACGGACGAGGGCAAGCAACAACTTGGCTAAGTTTTTAGGGACTGTAAGAAAGCGACCTCAAGGTAAGTACCTGAAGTTGTTTTGTGAAGATTGTAAGTCGATGTGGGTTGCCGGAAGATTTCCTATGTCCGTATCTAAAATTGAAAAAATAATGGAAAGCAAATGCCTGATATGCGAGAGCACTAATCTTTCGGTATTTGATGATTTCTTGGAGGAAACAAGGGAGTGATACACTACCATGGTACGCCTATCACGCCACGTTCAAAGCTATTGGCGATGGCGGGAAAACATTTTTGTGTTTCGTTTGCCGACAAACGAGATGGAGATTGGTGTTTATTAAACGCACAATCTGTAATGTGGGACAACGGTGCATTCACGGCATTCACTAAAGGCGCAGAACCAGACTGGGTCAAATACTATGAATGGTTGGAAGCACGTTTGTCTCATCCACATTGGGCAGTTGTGCCTGATGTAATTGATGGTGAGCCAGAAGATAATCTGGAACTGATCAAGCAATGGCCTCACAGAAAAGATTGCAGTGCAATTGTGTGGCACATGGCTGAACCAATAGACCATCTATTAAAACTGCTTGACCTGGGCTTCGGGAAAATTTGTTTCGGGTCAAGTGGAAAGTATTGGCAAGTAGGATCTGCTCCTTGGGAAAGAAGAGCAGACGAGGCATTCAATGCTATATCCAAACGTGGATCAATTCCTTGGGTGCATATGCTTCGAGGGTTGGCTTTGTCTGGAGACAAGTGGCCTTTTGCCAGTGCCGATAGTGCCAACGTGGCACGACATCATAATGAATTAAACATCTGTCCCGAGCGGATGGCAAGGAGGATCGACGCAATACAATGCCCAGTAGGATGGGAGCTGCGTCCAGAACAAACGGAGATGATTATATGAAAAAGTATTTAGCATTCGCAGGATTTGTTGCCACAGTTCCGGCAGCAAACTGGATGATTTCAAACGTTGGCACGGTCTGTGTTCCAGACGGACCATGTCTTATACCCTTGGGTTTCGGGATCACCGCACCCTCTGGTGTGTTAATGGTAGGAGCCGCACTGGTTCTGAGGGACTTGGTTCACGAATGGATGGGCGCGAAGTATGCTCTTGCCGCTGTCGTGATTGGTGCAATCCTTTCTTACTTCTTGGCAGATCCATATATAGCACTGGCAAGTTTCATTGCGTTCTCAATATCAGAACTCTCTGACTTCTTTGTGTACGCCAAATTAAGACAGAAGAATAAACCGTTAGCTATCTTAGCTTCCGGCGGTGTGGGTTCTGTCGTAGATAGCGTGGCATTCCTAGCCATAGCCTTTGGATCGTTAGCCTTTATAGAAGGACAGATCATAGGTAAACTTTTAATCAGTGCGTTAGCCGCTGCGGGATTATATGTTTGGAGGAAGCGCAATGTTTAAACTATTCTACACGTTACTTATCATTGAGTACGTGGTCGAAGACCAAGACGTAGCTACGTCTGTTATCTTCCCGAGTGAGAAAGCCTGTTACGATGCAATGGGCGACGGAGTGATGGATGATCTATATGATATCCTTGCCGACACATATGGCAAAGAAATCATGATGTACTGTCAACGAACACCGTTCATGTCAGGTGTAAAGAAACCTAATGTCACTCCGAAGGTGAGACCAGATGAAGAAAGCTAAACCGAGAATGAGCAAGTGGACTGAGGCACAGAAAGAGTGGCTCGGTTACAAACGCCGGATGTCGGTGATGAATAAACGAAACATCACCTTGACTAAACCACCATGGGAGAAAGAACCTTTGGAGAAGGAGAAGGTTGAAAATGGGAGATGAAGCACTCAGTCCTGCACATAAGTTTGAGTATCGTTTTCTGAAACAACAAGTAGATAGATTGGAGGAGGAGCGATACAAGTACAATGCTCCACGTAATGTTGAACAGGACTTGTGGAGAGCGAGAGAAGACCTTAAACAGTTTGTATCAAAGTTACGATCTAATGGAGTGAAGATATGAGACAATGGAAGTACACGGTTGAAGACTACAGAAAGTGTGCCGAGAAAGGTCTTACAATATCCGAGACATCAAGGGAGCTTGGCATCTCTCGTCAGGCTGTGCATCAAGCATCCAAACAATACGACATAAACTTTCACAAGAAGGACAATCGTGGGGGTGCGAGGGATCTTAACAAAGTAACCTGGCACTAAAGAAGAGGGGGCGAAGCCCCCTCAGTATTCCAAAATTTTAATCTTTTCATCATGGAGCTATGAAAAGTACGAGCAGTGTAATTATGGTAACACGAAAAACTATTCTGGCAAATACTTTTTATTTACCCAGTCTGGCCCCTTGCGATATCCTCTGATTTCAACAGCCGACATCTTCGACCATCCTCTACAAAAAGCCTTTGCTACATCTAAATTGAGGCCAGTCAGCTTCGCTATTTCTTTTGCAGCTGTCTCTTCTGATGCGTATCCGACACACCGTTCTTCCAATATTTTTGTTATACTGGGATCATAGTCAGCCATTGTCTAGCCTCCTCTCCAAGAACTCTTGCACCAATTTCTATCTTAGCTTGTAAAGATTTCACAATCTTCTCGTCAATTGAACCCTCGGTTATAAGATCAATGTAAGTCACGTTGTTCTTCTGTCCAATTCTGTGTGCTCTATCCTCTGACTGCATACGAGTTTCGAGGTTAAAGTCATTTGCATAGTACACCACCAGGTTTGCTTCGGTCAATGTCAGACCGTATCCGGCGGTCTGTGGGTTGCCAACAAAGAACCGCAAAGGATGTTGCGGATTTTGAAAGTTTTGCACAATATTATTACGTTCCTCATCAGAAGTGTCGCCAAAGTATGCAGCAGCTGACCCGTATCCAAACTTTTTGTTGAGCATTTCTACGATTTGTTGGATGTCGTAACGGAACCGAGACCAGATGATCGCTTTGCCATCGTGTTCGTCCATAATTTCTGCAAGTGCATCCATTCTTTTGGACGGAAAGTATATCATCTCCCCATCATCTGTCTTCAAGTGACCAGAAAGTATCTGTTGTAACCTGAGTAATTGTGTAATCACAGCAGGAGCCGAGGTCATTTCACCATTTTCAAACAAAACCATGGCATGACGCCGGATACTTTCGTACATTTGTTTCTGTTCTTTGGTGGTCGGCACGTATCTGGCTGTGTAAATCTTTTCTGGTAGGTCAAGACAATCTTTTTTCAGAACTCGATACGAGAACTGGTCGATCTTTACTGTCAGTTCGTCTAGGTTTTTGAACCCAACGATCTGATTGAATGCTTGTGCTCCCATCTTCTTCCGCTGCAACACAGCGTATCGACCTTGGAATGCGTAGAACGAATCATATCCAAGCACATTCTTTTGTAGGAACTCAGCCTGGGAATAGATGTCAAGCGGACTTTTTGTTATCGGAGACCCTGTCAACAGTCTTTTGTAGTTGAATGCTTCTGCAATTTTGGTAAGACTTTTAGTGCGTTTGGCCTTGGGGTTCTTGATCGTGGTTGATTCGTCAATGGCAATCATTCCCCTCGAACCAAACGCACGACCCAACCACTCCCCCGCTTGCTTTCCTTTGACCGTGGAGAACGCTTCGACGTTCATGACAAAGATAGTCATACCGTCAAACGGATCTTTCACTGATCGCATTTCTTTTGTCTGTGTCTTGTTAGCATTTGCCACCCACCGAATCACTCGAACAGGCACATCATCAGACATATGCTCTGGAATTTCTTTCTGTACCCAGTTGCGGTACACACCTTTTGGTGCAATGATCAATGCAAAATTTATTTTGTTCTGCTGATAAAGCATCCCGATATTGTCTATTAAAACCTTAGACTTACCGGTTCCCATCTCCATAAAGTAACCAAAAAACTTCTTGTGTCCACCAAGATCCAATGCAGTCTTTTGATGTTTATATGGATTTGTTTTAAATTTATACTTGCAATTCATACAGAACTCCCTATGTTGTATTATACATGGATCAAATGATCTACAATTTCAACCCTGAAGAGGAAAAAAACTTATGACTGATATATTCGAAGACTACTTTGACGACGGCGAGGCTCTCGCCAATGTTGAGTTTGCAAGTGCAAAGCAACTCAGTGACCTGGTTCGCAAGCTGCGCAAGGTCGAAGATCAAATTGCAGATGCAGAACAATACTTGAAGACTATTAAGGCAGAGAAGCACAGGCTCTCTACCGAAAACATTCCGGCACTTATGGATGAGATGGGTATGGAACGCATTGACGTTGACGGTTTGACCGTTGAGCGTAAGATGATTGTTTCTGCTTCTATTCCACAGGATCGCAAGGAAGAAGCTTTCGCATGGCTACGTGAGAACGGACTTGATGATATCATTAAGAACGATATCACTTGTTCATTTGGCAAAGGCGAAGATAATCTAGCAGGAGACGTTGTGGGTATTCTGCGAGAGAAGGGTTTTGATCCATCGACCAAGACCCATGTGCATCCATCCACATTGAAAGCGTTTGTAAAAGAACGTGTGACAGATGGTAAACCAATCGACCTCGATATGTTCGGGGCATTTATTGCAAACGCAGCACAACTACGGAGGAAAGTGTAATGGCAAATGCAGTAGCGAAAGCAAAAGGTGTGGAAGTAAGCACCGATGTAATGGATGATATTTTTGAAACAGCAGGAGACGGTGCCGCATTCGACAGTTCCGAAATGCAAATACCGTTTGTTCGCATCCTTCAAGCAATGTCACCACAGTTAAGTAAGAAAAAGCCTGAGTACATTGAGGGGGCAACACAAGGTGATGTGTTTAACACAGTCACAAGCCAGTACTGGGATGGCGACATCGGGATCAAAGTTATTCCGTGCTACCAAACCACAAAGTATTTGGAGTTTGTTCCACGGGAACAGGGTGGTGGTTTTCAGGGTGAGATCCCTGCCAACGATCCTGATCTCACAAAGACTACTCGGGAGGGTGCAAGAGAGATTTTACCTAACGGTCACGAACTTGTTCGTTCTGATCAACATTATTGTCTTGTTGTTGAGGAAGACGGTTCGTTTCAACCTGCGGTCATTGACATGAAGTCAAGCCAGTTGAAGGTGAGCCGACGTTGGAAAACTCAGATTGCAATGCAGAAAGTAAAACACCCGAAGTCTGGGCAGATGGTAACACCTGCTGTCTATGCTACGGTGTGGAGGATCTCTACTACTGAAGAGTCAAACGACCAAGGTACGTGGGGCAACTACCAAGTAGCTAAAGAGGGCTTGGTAAGTTCGCGTGATCTATTGATGGAAGCTAAAGCGTTTCGTGAGTCGATCATGGCGGGTGAGGTTAAAGCTGCAAAAGAACCAAGTGCTGATGGTTCTATAGATGGGGATAACGAAATCCCATTCTAAGTAGCAGTTTTGGGGGCACGGGGTTTTATTCTCCTTTTTTCCCTGTGCCCCCATCCAACCTCAACAGGAGCAGAATATGTCAACAGCGAAGAGACTGATGTCTGTGTTCGAGGGTTCACAGAAAGGCCACGGTCAAACCACTGTGGGTCGGATAGGTCGAAACGGTAAAGCGGATGCAAAGAGTTTCGTGATCCGAGGATCGTTGACAGATGATATAGTACAGGGACACATTGATGGGACACAGGGGATCGGGGCGATACCGATCAAGTCTGGAGACGTTTGTAAGTTTGGAGCATTGGATATAGACGTATATGATCTGGATCATAAAGCTCTTAACAAAAAGATACATCAACTAAAGCTTCCACTACACCACTGTCGATCTAAATCCGGCGGTGCTCATTTGTTTTTATTCTTAAAAGACTGGGAGCCTGCTGCTCTCGTCCGTGAAATATTATCCGAGATGGCTTCTGCCATTGGGTTCTCTGGTTGTGAGATCTTCCCAAAACAAGACACGATTATTGAGGACAGAGGAGACCTGGGCAACTTTATAAACTTACCGTACTTCAACGCAGAAGAAACAATGCGATATTGTTTTGACAAGAAGTGCGAAGCCATGGATCTTGATACGTTTCTAACAAGCGTTGAAAAGACAAAAGTCTCAATGGCAGAATTAAACGAGATGTCTTTTGCAGGAGACCGAAAACATTTTGGGGATGGTGCTTACTGCTTGGAGTTGCTTTCAAGTCTGGGCAAGGTCACAGAAAACAGGAACATCTTTCTGTTTGCGGTGGGTGTGTATTGTAGAAAGAAGTGGACGGATGATTGGAAGAAGCACCACGAAGAATATAACCGATTGCTTTGTCAGCCTCCTCTTCCTGCATCCGAGGTCATGCAGCTACAGAAATCTTTGGAGAAAAAAGATTACTTTTACCAGTGTGACATCTGTCCTTTGAAAGATCACTGCAACAAAGAGATATGTAAGACCAGGAAGTACGGCATCGGTAATGACGGTGCGGACACCCCAAAGGTCGATGCACTTACTATCATGCAATCAGAACCACGTTTGTATTTCTTAACTGTCGATGGCGGAAGATTGGTCTTGTCTACGGATCAGCTGCAACATCCATCCTTGTTTCAGAAAGCTTGCATGGAACAACTAGACATCATGCCACCAGTTCCCAAGCCTGGGGATTGGCAGAAGCTGATAAATTCAATGATGCAAACTGCAACGAAGTTATCTGTAAGCGAAGAACTTACCTACGCCGGACAGTTTAAAAATCATTTACGCGACTATTGTACCAGTCGCATAAGAGCAATGGCTCCCGAAGAGATAGAGATGGGCAAGCCATGGACTGAGAGAGGGACAACTATGTTCCGTATCGAGGCTTTGATGGAGTACCTCAAGAACAGAGGGTTTACTCAATACACCAGGGCACAGGTGCAAGATCAATTGAAACAACTGAACCATAACAATGAGTGTCATGGAACTAAGAACATTAGACGAGACGATGGTAGAAGAACATCCATCCGTGTTTGGTGGGTTCCTGAATTTGAA